GGGATACCTTCTGGGTTTAGGGATTATGACCGAGCTATCGGCGGCGGTTTTAGAAGGAAGTGTGTTGATCTCGTAGGCGCACGCCCCAAGGTTGGTAAATCTATGTTTGGCGATGCTGTCGGTCTGCATGTCTCAGGACAAGAAAATATTCCCGTATTGATGCTCGATACAGAAATGTCAAAAGAGGATCATTATCACAGAATGCTTGCCAATTTATCCGGCGTTGAGATTAATAGTATTGCTAGTGGTAGGTTTACAGAAAGTGAAATTGATAAAGAAAAAGTTCATAAAGCTGCTGAAAAACTAAAATCAATACCTTACCATTACATCAGTATTGCTGGAGAATCTTTTGAAAATATTTTAAGCCAAATGAGAAAATGGATATACCAACACGTGGGCTTTGATGAAAATGGCAGAACAAATGATTGCTTGATTATTTATGATTATCTTAAACTGATGGGTAGCGAGGGCATGAGTGCCTCTATGCAAGAATATCAAGTGTTGGGATTTCAAATCACACAGTTGCATAACTTTACTGTAAAGTATGATGTGGCGTGTCTGGCTTTTGTACAGCTAAACAGAGATGGTACAACAACTGAAACTACTACGGTGGTTTCAGGATCTGATAGATTGATTTGGCTTTGTACAAGTTTTTCTATCTTTAAAATGAAGTCACCTGAAGAAATAGCTGCCGATGGAGAGGATAACGGCAATAGGAAACTAGTTCCTGTTGTAGCTCGTCACGGAGAAGGATTGGACGACGGAGACTATATAAGTATGGTTATGCACGGAAGGTTTGGTAGGATTGAACAGGGGTTAACAAGAAATGAGATCCATGAAAACGAGCGAACGAGAGAAGAAGGGTTCGAAACAGATGTTGTCGAATCAGAAGATATCTTCGATATGCAATGAGTTATTTAATAATCTTGAGAAATTATTGATATACCTTGACATAGAATATGTAGAATATCCAAATAGAATTGCGTTTCCTTGTCCTGTACATGGAGGAGACGCTTCAGAGGCTTGTTGTGTTTTTACTGATGGAACAACGTCCAAGGGTAATTGGCAATGTTTTACTAGAGGTTGTCAAGAAGAGTATGTAAACAATCTTTTCGGATTTGTTCGTGGCTGTCTTTCATACAGAAAAGGGAGGAATGCCACCATGCACGAAACGGCGGATTTCTGCTTAGAATTTCTTGATAAAGATATTGACGAGCTGGCTGCTGCGCCTAGAAAAAGCTTTAAAGCATTTGATTTTTTTAACAAAAAGATAAAACGAGAAGAAGCTGCAATTTCCAGAGCAGACATACAAGGCAAGCTGAATATACCAGCTCCGTATTACATTGGCAGAAACTACACACAAATAGTTTTGGAAGCATTTGATGTTGGTGAATGTACTGCTCAAAATCAACCAATGTCGGGACGTGTTGTTGTCCCTGTGTATGACGAAGAATATAATTATGTAGGCTGTGTTGGCCGCGCCATTAAAGAACATATAAAACCAAAGTGGCTACACAGTCAGGGTTTTAAAAAAAATGTTTTGTACGGGCTAAACTTAGCAAAAGAAGAGATAATGAAGACAGGCACGGTTTTCTTAGTTGAAGGACAAGGAGATGTGTGGCGCCTCCATGAAGCTGGTATTGCTTGTGCTGTAGGCATATTTGGATGCAGTATCAATGAAGACCAGTTAATATTGCTAGAGCAAAGTGGAGCATTAAACGTTGTTATCTTGACTGATTATGATGAAGCTGGCAAGAAAGCTGCTGATCAGATCGTCAAAATGTGCGGCAGAAGATTCAACTATGTTCGACCAGAAATGATAGACGGTGTAAAAGACGTAGGCGATTTAACAATACAACAAATAAAAGAATTTCTTTATCCACAACTAAAAGGATTTGTAAATGAAAACTAAAGTTATTGCCTTCGCGGGAGGCAAGGGTTCTGGTAAAACAACTTGTATGAATTTTTTACACGGTTATCAATTACGTGCTTACAATGTTATTGAGGACTTTGCGGTATCAAGCTCTGGTAGCTTGGTTGTAAAAACAGAAATTGAGCAAGATGGACAAATCGAAATATCAGATACATACCTAGATGTAAACAGACAAGATCCTGAATTCATTGACTGGTGTATGTATAATGTGTGGCCTTTTATTAAAAAATATTCATTTGCAGACCCTTTAAAACAAATGGCTGTTTCGTTGTTTGGACTTAAACACGAACAAGTATACGGAACTCAAGAGCATAAAAAACAAGTAGTGCCACACTTGCTGTGGGAAAACATACCAAAGCCGGATAACTTAGGATTCAAGTCAGGCCCAATGACCGTTCGTGAGTTCCTACAGTTTTTTGGCACAGACGTTTGCCGTAGAATACACGAGAGTATTTGGTCCGATAGGTGTATTGAGGATATCAGACTTGAACAGCCTTTACTAGCAGTCATCGACGATTGTAGATTTCCAAATGAAGTTGAAGCTATTCAGAAAATTGGTGGAAAAGTAATTGGACTTACAAGATCCACCGGCGCAGAGGATGGTCACAGTAGCGAACAGGATATTAGAAACAGTTGGAATAAATTAGATAGTGTGATTGATAATCAAAAGTTAAGCATACATGAAACATGTGAGGCAATTATTGAAACCATTGGAACATTTGAATGGTTGCAAGAAGCAATTGTGTCAGACTCAAAAAATACAAAGAAAAGAAAAATTCACACCATTAAATAAGGATCGCAATGATTGTCACCTATATTCGTAGCTCTAGCTACAACAACTATGAGTATTGCCAAATGCAATACTTTATTACTTATGTTCTAGGCCACCAGAGTCTTTCAGGAAAGAAGGCGCAATTGGGAACGGTTGTTCACAAGGCTTTAGAAGTTCTCGCAGCCTGCACTAAAAAGTTACAAGAAAATGCAGACAAAAAAAGCCTATATATCAACGATGACGCTATCGGCAAAGTTAACTTTACGCCCAGATCACTAACTACTAAAAAGTTTGTTTCAAGAGTGTTAGATTCTAGTTATAAACATTATACAGAAAACTGTCATCATAAATACACAGGTTCAGACTTTAAATTTTGTGAGAAACAAACAGAAACAGCCTTGACTTTTAACAATGGCCAATTTGATCCTCGCAACAGAAATATTGTGGATACCGAACCTCAGTTTGATATTCCTATCGAAGAGGATTGGGCTAAGTTTAAATACAAGATGCCTGACGGTCAAGAGGTCGAAGGGCAGTTGGCAATCAAAGGGACCATTGACTTGGTTACACAGGTTGACGACAATATCATTGAGGTTGTGGATTGGAAGACTGGGCGCAGACTTAATTGGGCGACCGGAGAAGAAAAAACTTATGAAAAATTACTTGAAGATCCACAGTTGTTATTGTATAATTATGCTATATCGAAACTTTATCCTCAATATGAACAGTCAATCATGACGATATTTTACACCAAAGATGGCGGTCCTTTTAGTATGTGTTTCGATAAATCTGATCAAGATAAATTTTTAGAAATGCTTAAAGGCAGGTTTAAACAGATCCAACATAATGATTACCCAAGACCTTGCAGTGCAAAAAGATCGCACTTTAAATGTACAAAGCTGTGTCACTTTTACAAAAACAATTGGCCCGGAACAGATAAGACTGTGTGTAATTATGTAGAGGATCACTTGCAGGCTTTTGGTCATGACGAAACAGTTGAAAAATGCACAAGGGACGGATTCAACATTGGTTACTATGAGGCTCCGGGATAATGATTGAAGTAAAAATTACAGAAGATATGAAAAAAAGGGCATGGGCGAAATCTCGCGAAATGGGAGTTATCAACAACTCTATCATGAAGGGAGACGGGAATATTGCAGGTTTTTTAGGAGAAGAGGTTGCAAATTGTGTTTTGAGTGGTACAATCAATAACACATACGATTACGATATTGTTACTGGAAACCTTTGTGGGAATAGCCAGCAGGTTACTTGGGACGTAAAAACTAAACGTTGCACCAGCCCACCTAAGTCCTACTATGACTGTTCTGTAGCAAACTATAACACCAAGCAAAAATGCGACAATTATATATTTGTACGAATCGAAAACAAGAATGGACGATGGGGGCGAGCTTGGGTATTGGGCTGGCTGCCTCACGAAGAGTATTATAAAAAGGCGCGAAAGCTAACCAAAGGCGAGGTAGATCCTTCTAACGGTTTTATAGTTAGAGCAGACTGCCATAATGTTGCGATTAAAGATTTGAACAAACCTTGAGAAATAAAATGTGGAATCCCATAAATTGTAAAACTCATTTCAGTCTACAGACTGCATTTTGCAAAACCGATAAACTGGCCCAAAAATGCAAGGAATACGGCTATACTGCCTGTGGTATTGCGGACTTTGAAAGTGTGTCTGGAGCTGTAGAATTTAGTGCAGATTGCAAGAAACATGGAATAAAACCAATCATCGGCTGCGAGTTCGATGGATATATACTTTATGCCAAGAATAAAAAGGGCTGGTTTGACCTAGTGCGATATGTCTCCAATAAAAACCTAGACGTTCTAAAACAAGTTGCCAAAGCTGGTAACGTTATTTGTGTTACTGAAGAGGTTAACGGATTAGCTAAATTATTCAAACACAACCATCATCAAGTAGACTATCAAAATCAAGCGATTTACTATGTTAGCCAAAGTGATGCTGATTGCCATAGAATTATGTTGTGTGGCAAACTTAAAACTACCCTCAAGAAAATCAAAAACATAGAACATGACTATCAACAGTTTTTTAATGGTGAGGACAAATGGTTTTTACCTGAGCCTGACGAGGCGGATACTGGATTTGGCATTGCCGAAAAGTGTGAAGATTACGATCTTGCTGGACCTCCATTGCTACCAACGTTTGAATGCCCGGAAGGATATAGTGAAGATGAGTACCTAACTCAATTATGTAGGGATGGCTGGGCT